TACACAATCTCGTTATGGCACTTATATTGCTTATCTGTTAGCTGCTTATCTGCTAATACTTTTAATGGCATGTTTTGAGCCTCTGATGTCTCAGTACCCACTAGACATAGAGCTCCCACTAACACTCCAGCAAACCACCGCGCTACGCCCTTACGGGCGCGGTCTGAGCCCTTGATGGGCTCTTGCCTAGAGTGTACTCGCCAAGTCAAGCATGTGTATAACATGGGCGTGTCGCGAGCGTTAAGTGAAGGAATGTACATTAGTTATCCACAGGTGTGTATAAGTTATTTATCTGTGGAATAGAAGCCAGATCCTTTAAACTGAATACCAAAGGACGAATAGATTTTACGCATCGGTTCATGACAGAAGCCGCATTCAACATCATGTGGTTCATTTATCTTTAACTCCTTCTCATAGCGAAGATTGGCTTCGCATAGATCATTAGTACATTCAAACTCATATATGGGCATTACTGATCCTCACATGATCGACAATTACCGGCAATAGTCCATTCGCCACAACCATTGCAACGCTCGATCTCTGACTCTTGCACAACATCCTTACGGTCTTTATAGCCCGCAGCTAGTAGTAACTCCACCAGATCGCTAAGACGTAGCATTGCTACATAATCTTCAGCATGTTCGCCTTGTCCATTGAGTCTGAAAGTGGCAAACCCCAATAAGCCACTTTCTTTAGTTCGACTCTCGATCTGGCGGAGTGTCCCTACTACATCGAGTCCTGTGCGCGCCTTAACCTCGCAGTCGAACGGGACATTGAGTATGTCACGCCCAGAACCTCGACCTACTGAGGCAGTATCCCACCATTGCCTCAGATACTCTGCAACTACTCGCTCTGTGCGAAAGCCGCGATGTTTTCTACTTTGAGACATTAACTGCGTGACACTTCTTGCATGACCAGGTAAGGACAGTTCCTTGAACCCAGAATGCTAATTCCTCTTTAGGGACTGGCTCATTACATAGATGACAGATGATTCTTACCTGTAGTGCATTTAGCAATTCCTGATGTCTAGCCTTTTCAGCCAATTCATCATCAGTAGGAAAGTTCTCCCATTCACCATCTTGGTTCATGAATTGTAGGCCGCTCATGCTTTTACCTCCTGTGGCTTCCAAGTACCGTCAGCGGCAATGTTGTACCAGATAACATCTCGGCATACATAACAGTCAAACTTGCCCCAAGGCTTATTATTCTTGGCGCTTACGCCTGTCTTCCATTGCATAGGCTTATGGTCATGACAATTGCGACATAGTGGAATGTCTTTATCTACCTTGACTGCACCTAATACATCTTGAACTAGTGCTACTGCCTCAGCTGCGCTCGGCGCTGGTGCAACTGCTTTTGTTGACCAAGGATCGTCCTCCACCGGCATCGTTATCTTGTCTGCCAACTTTTCAGCAAAGGTGTTAGGTAAAGGTTTATCTTGCTTAGCCTTTACTTTAGCCATTTCTTCAGCTGAGGGTCTTGGCTTGCCTTCGCTGTGCTTTGAGATACCACCTGTGTGAAGCGCTCTGCCGATCGCAGAACTCTCCGCGTTTTCGCACGCGCTAGTAGAATTAACACCTCTACCACTAACCGTCTCCTCAGCGTATCCTGTGGCAAACGGTAATACATCAGCGTAAGTCTTATATACGCTTGCTTTAAAAATGTATCTATCATCTTTGTAAGCCACCATCTCTGTGATAATTGAGCCATCGGGGTATTTCGCCCAGAACTTTTCTAATCTCTGATCGACCGTCTCGTACATTGAAAGATCAAACATAAAGATCATTCTCCTCTGTATGCAGTTGACCAGCAATAGCTACATAAGCCGCTAGGTCAATATAAGTATCAGTCTTTGCACTTTCCATCGAGCGCGCTATTTTGACGAGCGCCATGCACATCGCGACCTGGTAATCAGTAACCGGCATTTCCAGATAACTCGACCAGAGGGCAGCCGTTCTTGCCATATTGTCTGACGGATGACCGTAGTCCATGCCTCGGTCTTGGATAATTGCTCTTGCTTCAACGAGGTAGTCTTTAGCATTCATCGACCCACCTGCTCTAACTGACGAGCAATCTTACGAGCTGCAATCCGACCCTTAATTTTGCCATGTTCAAAGCCTTTGCCATAACCAAAGCCAAAGCCAATTAACATACCTACTGCTATCGATAAAGTTATTGCTATATCTGCGTTCATTTACTGCCCTTCTACTGCGCCCTTCGCAGCTTCTTGGGTTAAGTGTTGCATCAAAGGCAGACAGCGCCTAGCACATTTAAATAACGAAACGGTAACAATTCTCCATCATCCATGGCATCATCGATAGTGCGCTTGATGTCGTTATCGAGATCGTCCATAACGCCGACCAGCAACCACGAATGTGCCGTCCTTCTCAATGTTAATAAGGGTCACTTGAGTATCTTCAACAATAATAAAGGCTTGCTGCCAGTTCATAGTTCCTTTTGTATAGCCTGCCTTACGGACATCCATAAGATGCCCACCCTCTACGCCTCTGAGGATGCGCCCTATTTTGCCTCCAGAAGCCTCTGTAAAGGCCGATGAACCTGCTCGGTGAGTGTGACCACAGACCACGCTTAAACCGTGCCTACGAGCCGCTCCAAGGGCTGTGAGACCCGCATTAGGGTTAATGCCCTGCTCGTCTCCATGGACTGCTACCCAGCCTTTAGCAAAGGCGTATGGCTTCTTATGGTAGGTGATGCCTAATTCGTCTAGGCGCATGAAGCGCTCAAAGCGTAACTCAGGCAATGCTAGGAATGCAGGGATCTTCTTCATGATTACATTGTAAAGACGATCCGTATGATTAGAGCGGATCATGTGAGCTTCTTTAGAATGCTCGACCAAAGACCAAAGAACCTCGACCGCTTGGTCTCGATCCTCAGCTAGTGTCTGCTCGTACCATCCAGGTGTGCCGTCTGACCAACGGCTGATCTGTGGGAGATCGATTTCATCTCCCAATGTAACCACGCTATCTGGGCGGTATGCCTTAATAAAACTTGCAACATTGCGGACAGCAACTTCATCGTGATAGGGAACCTGTAGATCGGGAACGATTACAGTTCTTTTCATTGTTAATCCTCATCGTCATCATCGTATGGGATCTCGCCAGGCAAATTAGGAAGCCAGTTAGGAGTAGGCAAGATAGTTGCCGGATAAGTTAAAGGTTCAAGCAAGATAGCCAAGGCCATCTCTGGTGAGAACCCTGCTCGTCTTAGCGATTTGTAATACTCGTTAAGCCCGATGCAGTACTGATCGAGGATAGAGTAAGCCTCTAAGTCGATAGCCTTCTTGCGAGCCATGGTTTTATTATCGCTCTAGCAGTATGTTGTAGATCTCATCGACACGCGCATTGAGTCGCTTAATCTCCGACAGCAAGTGCGTGATCACATAGCCAGCCAATCCACCCACTAGCGCAAGTGTGGCAATATAAAGACTTAAGTAATCCTGCGGACTCATTTTTTATCGCGGTCGATCTCATCAACGGCTGCTTCTACTGCATCAACGATTACATCCTTGATTGCCTTCTTAGCGCGGTAAGACTTTATAGCTGCTCGAATGGCTGGGATCGCCATTAAGCCAAGTCCTGCGATTATTGCTGCTTCCATTTACTTGCCTCCTAATAGCGGAATGTTAAAAAACGAACCATCCTCATCGCCTGCTTTAGTGAAAGAAACATGGCAATGATGATCGTGCGGATTAGATCCTTTGTAAGCCCGCCAGCGCCAGCCCATGCGAGACGATGCAATGCGACCGTTGAAGATGATGTAGGAGATACGCTTCTCACCCTTCTTGGCTGCGAGTCGAAGCTGATCAGCAATATCGGGCATGAGATCGGGCTTGCTTGATTTATGGACATCTCTATCCACATCGATTGCGCGCACAATAAACCCATTTTCTCTATCAGGATTGTGGTCGCTAGGGCGCGCTGAATGACGAAGGTCACCGATCCAGCCATCGGAACGGCGATCGCGGTCTGGGAACGAGTCATCGAACTGTTCTCTTAGCTGTTGACCTGCCTTGCATAACTTGGGTTTCATCCCAGCAAGATAGCCAATTCATCTTTAGTTAAACCTAAGCGGTCTGCGATAGCAGCTTTAGCCTCAGCCTTCTCGGCTGCCGCTTGCTCCTCGTCTGCCTTCGCCTTTGCGTAAGCGATCGCATCTGCTTCGCGCTGCTT